TTATTGAGCATTTTTAATTTCAGAAGATTTAATGTAATATTTAGCTTTATATGATGTAAAAGAAGGCATATAATCAAGTTCTATTACATATTCATCAGCTTCTGGAACATCATAATATTGGTATCCGCCGGCAGTATTTCCATTGTTGATTTGTTCAGTAAATCCACTGTTTGAATCTTCAACCATACCTGAATAAGCACCATAGTTTTTGCCATTTACACTTACATTCATATCACTATCTGAATATAAAACTTGTTCATCAGTTTCATTTTTTGCTTCTGAAGTGATTTTTAAGATTTTACCATTTTCAGGAGAGATAGTATCGTTATCAGGTTGTACAAATTCAATATTTGTAATTTTTACTTTAACGCCACCAGCATCAACTGTATCTCCTAATTTGTATTTCTTTTTAGCGACATCGTCTTGCTTCTTTTCAGTTTTTTTAATGTCCTTATCAACTTCATTTACTACGCTTCCCGTACAAGCTGTAAATAATACAACAATACCAATTAATAATAATAACGGAAGGCCACAACCTAATAAAAACCATTTAGCTTTACTGTCTTTTTTTACAATGACTTTTTCACCTTGTTCATCATAATACACTTCATCTTTCTTTTTTGCCAAAACAACCATCTCCTTAAATTTTATATTTATGATAAAGGCTGTAGAGCCGAATATCTAAATTAATATTCTTCAATTTTTAAAGGTTCAAATTGTATCCTGTAACCATCGTATTTTACATATTGTCCAAACTTACTTTTATAATCATCAATAATATTCTTAAAGTGACTACGATCTATTTCTAAGCAAAGGCACATTTCGTATATATCACCCCAATGTCCATGTTCATAGCATTTAATTAATCGTTCTAAGGGTAATATAAGTTTGTGGCCATATCTTCTAGCTCTTAATTCTTGTCTTGCTGCATCAACATTATATTGTCGTCTATATGCATTAGTGATATCACCATATGAAGTTTCATGATGCCCGATTTCTTCAGCTAAGTGACCATTTTGCATATAATAATTAAGTCTATCTGCTAAAGTGATAATCCCGTTAGGATATTCAAAGTATCTTTCGTATAATCCTCCCATTTTAACAGGCATATCTTCATCATATTCAATTACCATGTTTGGATAAGGATCTAATAATCTCTCTCTAAGTTGCATCTTCACAACTCCTTACTTATTTCGATTATTTCTTAAATTGCGTCTCATTTCTATGTATGCTAATATTTCTTCTATTTCTTCTTCAGTGGCATCATCATCAATATGGGCAGCTATTGTCTCAGCAATCTCATTGTGATCATTAGAATTAGAGTTATCTTCTTCCCAACCCATTAAATATGCTGGTGTAGTAAATAAATACTTTGCAATTTTTTCGAGAGTAGTAGCTGGCATTTTTTCAATATCACCATTTTCATACCTAAAAATAGTTGCTCTTGATACTCCAACAGCTTTAGCTAAATCGTCGGCAGATACATTTCTCTTTATTCTTAATTTTTTAATTCTTGCACCGACACACATAAAAATCCTCCTAGTAGTCTTTTTGTCTACAAGTTCATTATAAATTTTACGTTTCATTTTTGCAACAATAAAATGTTTCATTTATGCAACTAAATTATTGACTTTAAACATGGCTATGCTATTATTAAATTACGAAGTCGCACAAATGAGACTTAAAAGGAGTGGAATATGGTAGATATTAAAGAACTAAAAAAAATGATTGCAAGTAAAGGTTATAATCTTGAACAATTTGCTGAGAAAATCGGTATGGGCAGAAGCACCTTATACAGAAAAATGAAAGATAATGGTAATAATTTTACGATAGGTGAAATAGAAACTATTGTTAAAATATTGAAACTAACAAAAAAGGAATCAATCTCTATTTTTTTTATAAATTGAGTCGCATTTATGAGACTTCGTAATAATTTTAAGGAGGTAAATTATGCAAATATCAATTCCTGATGAATTCATTGAAGAACTTGTGATGAAGAAAGTTGAAGAAAAGTTGAATGATTGTAAGCACATGTATGCTGCGGTAGATATGAAGAAGTTAATTGAATTGACAGGTTTAAGTAAAACAACTTTAACAAATCAATATACAAACCAGCAGGAGTTCGTGGAAATAACAGTTAAACATGGAGCGAGAGTTTTGTACTTATATCCAGAATGCTTAGAAGTATTTAAAAAATTAATAAAGGAGAGACAAAAATGAAGTATTTATTAGCGATTATTATACAAGCGCTACTTACATTATCAGCATTTGCAATTAGCTTAATTTACTGCATGGCTATTAACACTTCGATGGATCCATTAGCTTTAACGGTTACAATCATGTTTTTCTTAATGCTAATCATCTATGGAGGTACTGATGCAGGAAAGTTATTACAAGACAAATAAAAAACCGCATCTAAATTCGTAGTTTAGAAGCGGTTTACACATATGAGTTTATGAAATTGAACACCTTAATTATATCACATGGAGGTAATGAAATGAACGAAATTATAGAAATAAATAAACATAATCAATTAATACCCATTCGAGAAAATGATAATGGTGAAGTAGTTGTGAGTGGCAGAATGTTACATCAAGCATTAGAAGTGAAAACGGAATATAAAGATTGGTTCCCTAGGATGCTTAAATATGGATTTGAAGAAAACCATGATTATATATCTGTTGTTCAAAAAGTAGAAGCTCAAAAAAGAGCGCGTACTTATGAACAGATTGATCATGTAATAAAACTCGACATGGCCAAAGAAATTTCGATGATTCAAAGAAGTGAACCAGGAAAGAAAGCGAGACAGTATTTCATTCAAGTTGAGAAGCATTGGAACAGTCCAGAGATGATTATGAAAAGAGCGTTGCAGATTGCTGATAAGAAGATCATTGCACTTGAGGAGCAAATTAAGCTCGACAAACCAAAGACCATCTTCGCAGATGCAGTTGCAGCAAGTAAGACATCTATTTTAGTTGGTGAGTTGGCCAAATTACTGAAACAGAATGGAATTGATATCGGAGCGAAGCGTTTATTTGCTTATTTGCGAGATAACGGCTTTTTAATCAAACGTAAAGGCACCGATTACAATATGCCAACACAATACTCAATGGAACGTGGCCTATTTGAAATCAAAGAAACATCAATCACTCATTCTGATGGGCACGTTTCTATAAGTAAGACACCTAAAGTCACAGGTAAAGGACAACAGTACTTTATGAATAGATTTTTAAATAATGAGGTGAAAAATAATGGCTACTAGATATGGTGATATTGATTTACTCGAAGAAGCGGGATTTCAGGAAACTACAAGTTATAACCTAGAATGGTTTAAATCGTTTGGTAATCATAAAGTATTTATTTTTATCAAAGGACGTTCCTGGCATATACAACTTGTTCGCTTTGGCATGGACGGAGTAGGACCGACAAGCATGACTACTCACAAAAGTTATACAAATTTGTCAGATGCAATACATGATATAAAACAGTTTGAAGAAAGAATGACTAAACAATAGCACTAGGAGGATCTCTATGGAACAACCATCATATTACGCAATATTAAGCGCTAATGTCAGATATGACAAGAATATATCTGACAAAGCGAAATTGCTATTTGCAGATATAACAGCATTATCAAATAAGTACGGCTATTGTACAGCTAGTAATAATTACTTTGCAGAACTATTTGACGTAAAGAAAGAAACGATATCACGAAATATATCAAGCTTAGAGAAAGCTGGGCACGTTAAAGTTGAACTAATTTACAAAGGTAAAGAAGTCATTCAAAGACGTATCTATCCCATTACTCAAACGTCAATACCCATTGATAAAAACGTCAATACCCCTATTGACGAAAAAGAAGATACCCTATTGACGAAAAAATCAATACCTATTGATAAAAATATGATTACCCCTATTGACGAAAATGTCAAAGAGAATATTACAAGTATTAATACTACAAGAAATAATATTACAAGTAGTAATAGTAGTACGACGACTGCCGAAGATTTAAACAAAATGAATCCATTTGAATATTACGAAGAAGCACAATTCGGAATACTCACATCTGTAATTCATAATGACATGAACTACTATATCGATAAATTCGGTGATGAAGGACAGGACATTGTAAAGCTGGCATTAGAGATTGCTGCTTATCGAGGACCTGAAAAAACGAATTGGAGTTATGTTAAAGGGATTCTAAATAATTGGTTAAGAACAACACATCGAACTGTAGAAGATATTAAAGCATATGAAAAACAAGAAGCGACATTGAGATCAAATAAAGCTCAAAGCTTTAGAAATAACACGAGTAAAGAAATGACACCTGGATGGATTAACAATCAATCTGAAAAAGCACCAATGTGTAATGACACAAATGAGCTAAGCGATGATGATCTTGAAAAGGAACGTGAGAAGTTAAGAAAAGAACTCGAAGAAAGTGCAAGAGAGTTTGAGGATAAAGGCGGTGTCAGACATCATGCATAAAGAAGTGACATTTACTAAAGAGCAATTGTTAGACATCTTAGACGGTAAGATAATCGTAAAAAGAGATATAGATGGCATAATGCACCGCTTCATGATTGATAAATCCACCAGATCCACAAAGTATTTCAAAGTGTATTACGACTTGCTGAGCAAGAGGAACAATACGGTAATTACTAACTTAACTCAGATTGTCCAAGCAATGTCAGTTGATGAAGCTGTAGAAGAAATAAAGAAGAAGTACGATGGTCAGACATTAAGTATAGCTGTTAATAAAATCAGTGAAAGGAGGATGTGACATGAATAGATTACAAGCATTAAAAATAGCCCTCTTAATCGTCATCTTGGCGGAGGAGATTAAGAGAGCTAAAAAACCTAACTATGAAATAATAACAAATTTATCGCGAGATATTTGCGGCTTGTAGATTAAACAATTCAGTTTTTGCACATGTTCTACAAACTGTAACAAACAATTCCATGGCAGGTGCTGGTATCGAATTTGATGCAGCAGGTAATGAGAATAATTCATCTGAAATCGCAATTTGTGGATTAGAGCAACAAAAAGAACGATTCAAAGAGTTAAGGTAATGCTCTATTTCTTGGTATTGAGTTTTATTGAATTTAAATGTTTCCATAAATATCCTCCTTTCAAGTTTATAACAAAATTATACAGTAAACGTTTACAAAATATAACGGAACATTTGTTCCAAAGGAGAACATACAATGAATAAAATAATTGAAGTTGCACTAAAAAACCAAAAAGAAGCATATAACAGAAATATTGAAAAGGTCTTCGATATCGTAGAAATAAAGATTATCAGTTCGTCAAAAAAAGGTATGAAATCTACACTGTTTACGTTTGAAGACCTTCCAACAATTGCTGACTATGACCTTAGATACATGTTAATGCATAACTCAGAAAGATTCATCGATGATTTAGCTGATCACTTAGAGATTGATAAATCGTTAATCAAGAGAGTGCACTCGCCTAAGTCCCCTAACGATAATCTTATTACTGGTATTTATATTAACTGGGGTGAAACAAATGCTGAATAGAGTAGTCCTAGTAGGACGTTTAACAAAGGAGTGAAAATATGCCGCCTACTTTAGAAAAACAAGTAATGTATACACTGAAAATCGATAATAAGTATTTCAATGTAACAGGTAGAAAATTTACAAATAGAGGATATGTTCAATTGTGCGTAAAAAATCATCCACATGGAGACATAAATGGTTATGTATTTGAACATAGATTAATGATGGAAGTCGAATTAAATAGGTTCTTAAAAAAAGGTGAAGTGGTCCATCACATAAACGAAATAAAACATGACAATCGTATCGAAAATTTAAAATTAATGAGACAAGGCGAACACACAGCGCATCATCATATAGGAATGAAAAGAAGCATATCCACAAGAAGTTTATTATCTAAAAGACGGAAAGAAATGGATTTAACGAAAGAAAACCACCCTCAGTACAAACATGTGGATGTCGAAAAGATGATTGAATTAAGGGAAAAAGGATGGTCATACCCAAAAATCGGAAGAGAATTTAACTTACATCGCAAGACGGTAAGTAAAAAAATAAGAGAATATCAGGAGGCAAAAAATGATTAATCGAGTTGTGCTTGTAGGAAGGCTTACGGCTGATCCACAATATCGCGTAACACCATCAGGAGTTTCGGTAGCAACCTTTACACTTGCAATCAATCGTACATTCACTAATGCACAAGGCGAGCGACAAGCAGACTTTATAAACTGCATCGTATTCAGAAAGCAAGCAGAAAACGTAAATACTTATCTACACAAAGGAAGTTTAGCTGGAGTCGATGGAAGATTACAATCACGTAGCTATGACAATCAAGAAGGTAGACGAGTATATGTAACTGAAGTTGTATGTGAATCAGTCCAATTCCTAGAACCGAAGAATTCAAGAAATGGTGCAGATCACTATGAAGATTATCCGCAAGCACAAAAAACAAATGATTATGCAGAACGAGAGAAAAAGGCACAGGAGACAATGCCAGGTAATAACCCCTTTGCTAATGCCGATGGGCCAATAGATATTAGCGATGACGATTTACCGTTTTAAAGAGGTGATTTAAATGTCTAGAGTATATCAAATCGTTTACGACAGACAATATTTTAAATATTTAGAAGTAGCAAAGGCAAACGGAATTAATGAAATAAAGTATAGGCAAAGATTAAGAAGCGGACATACACATGAAAATGCAGCAAGTCAATGGGATGGTACAGTACCGCAAAAGAGAGACAGTAAAGAAACTGATATCAAAAATTACTTTAGATATAACATGCCGATGAAAAGAGAGTATCTCGAATATTTAAATCAAAATCAAGAATTCTATCAAGATATGGTCAAAATATTCGGATATACAGACCAGATTAAAGGCATCTTAAATAAAACATATATTTCAGCAGGATATTGAGGTGTGAACGATGAATAAAATAATCAGCAGAGTATCAACAAACAACAAAAGTTTAGAAATAGGAGTAAACAACGTTGCAGTCATTGAGTTTAGACAAAGTGAAAAAGGCGGAACTATGGGACCTTTCGATATATATAACGCTTATGATAGCAAAGGAAAATTATTAGCAGTTGAAGGCTTTTTCCTAAAAGACGGATTGCACATTGAATACAAGAACGTAAGGCCTGAAAGACAACCTACATTATTCGATTATATGTGAAGGAGATAAGTTATGGACAGATATGCGAAAGCTATAATCAGTCAATTCACTGGATTGATTGATAGCAAAGTAGTGACAGAGGATGAAGTAACAAAAGAGTTACGTTGCGTGATTAGAGACAAAAGCGGTAGAGAAAGCAGAAAGTATTTTAGGGGGCATACCTGGAACGCAGTAGCATATGAAATAAATGGATTTATGAATACGAAGGAATTTAAAGAGGTCTATGTCTGGCCACTACAACCAATCTATAACTAAGGTGGGGAAAACATGATTTACAAAATAACTTTCGAAATAATCCAAGGAGCAGTCTTCTTTCATCCGTTCTGTGTTGTTGAGGCAAAGGATATAGAACATGCTAAAGATAGAGCTATGCAAGTGATAAATAGCCATCCTAACAACGTAAAAATTAAAAAAGAAATAGTGGATGTTCAAGAAGTGAGTAAAGAAGAATACCCAAGCTATATAAGAATAGATGAAGTAATGCCATGGCAACCTGAAAAAGAAATAAAGGAGAATGAACAATGACAAATGAATTAATTAAATATGCAGAACTGATTAGAGAGTGGTCTACAGAACGAGGACTACATGATAAAGATCCACGTAAGCAGATATTGAAGCTTGGTGAAGAAGCGGGAGAATTATTTGCTGGTATCGCTAAAAAGAAGATTGATTTAGTGAAGGATGCAGTTGGTGATGTATTTGTTGTAATCATCATCTACTGTCAGCAAAAAGGAATAAAAATTGATGAAGTACTAGAAGCATTTAATGTTACTCAAAGAAGTTATGAAGAAAATGACAACGACTCAACGCTATACAGTCTAAAACTAATGCAGAAAATTGGAATGTTAGCAGCAGATACTATATACAGCGATAACAACAATAATATTCGCCTACAAGTGACATGGGTGCTGGAAGACTTGCTTACAGTATGTCAGGTTAAAAACTTAGATTTTATCGAGTGTATAGAAATGGCATATAACGAAATCAAAGACAGAAAGGGCGAGATGAAAGATGGAACATTTGTTAAAGCATCAGATCTCGAAAACCACCATTAAGTCTAAGAAGTATTTGAAACAGTTTCAGAGGACAGTTAAGCAATCAGTAAAATTAATTGAAAGTAGAAATAAGGATGAACAAGAACAACGATAAAGAAAAGAAATACATATTAGAACGAGTAAGAGAACTACTGAATAAATGATTTGAAGCGGTTGGCCGCTTCTTATCTTTATTTACATACAAGAGGTGTTAAATGGTAGCACATTATAACAAGCAAGGTTTCAGAGGACGATGGTTAGAAGATAGAATCGTTCAGACTAATAACATGTATCGACATAGAAATATAGCATTAGTGACTAAAGTTCCTACACCAACAGCAGTAACACGAAAAGGTGGCCAACTTGTAGGTGCTAAATATACAGAGAAGTCAATCGTTGACTTTGTAGGCATATATCATACAGGACAGTTTATAGCATTCGATACTAAAGAATGTCAGCAGACGAGTTTTCCTTTCAAGAACGTTAAGAAGCACCAGGAAGACTATTTGAACGATGTGAAGCGGTTGAATGGTATAGCATTCATTCTCATATTCTTTCGTAACTTTAATGAACTGTATCTGATTCATATAGATGAGTATATGAAGTTGAAAGAATCGCTAGGACGTAAGAGTATTCCTTATCAGTGGTTTAGAGATAACAAAGAAATTATTAAGACACAGAATGGCTATTTCTTTGATTACTTGAACGCTAAGGACACAAACATATAGGAGTGATCTTATGTTTAAGAAAGGTAAGTATATTAAATGCAAATCTACAGGTAATTTATATGTAATTACAGGATGCAGTAAAACTCACATTTATTTTAAAGGTTGGGGTATTTCAGGCGGAATACCTAAAGTGGCGTTTAGTGATGATTTTACATTGATTTAGGAGGAAATGAGAGATGGATAAATTAATAAGTTTAAAATTAGAGTTTTTAACAGGATTAAGAATCATCAAATCAAATAATAGTATGGATGTAATACTAAGTAATATAACGATTTGGAAAGAAGTTTTGCAAATCGTGGGTGTCGAAGAAAGACACTACATGGAGGCTTACCAAGAATTATTAGATGAATTAGAAGAAAATCCAAAACATATCGAAACGTTTTGGGAAGATTTTGAAACATGTGTTCAACATTTAGAATCAATGGTTGAAAGATATAAAAAGGACGATTTATCAATAAACGAAAGAAGTTACTTGTGGGCAAACATGACGTTGCCGGTTTTATTATTAGCTGTTATGTGGATATATAATCATACAGAATTTAACGGAGATTTATATGAGTTTTCAGAAACAGAACACTTTGAACCAATGAGAGAAGTATTGAGCTAATCGAAAGGAGAGAGGGTACGTGGAAACTTGCACAAATGATCCAACACAAGATTTAAAACAAGTGATTAAATTTTATGAGTATCTAAAAGCTGAACCTGACCATCTAGAAATGATTGTATCTGAAACGATACATTACTTAGTTAAACAGATTGAAGTATATGAAAATGAAGATTTTGAAAGTGGAGTTGAAGTTTTGAAAGATGTTTTAAATAAGATGCAGGACATCGAAAAGGAGAATGAACAATGAGAAAACGTAAAACAGCTCATGTCAATATTCCACCATTTTTAATTGACGGTTCTAACCGTTTAGAGAATTTCGTTTTGAATAACATAAACATATATAAAAAACTAGGTTATCGAGATATATGGTTTAACGTAATGATTATTTATAACCAGGATTTAGAGGAAGTACTGCGAATCAATGGTATTCGTTCGTATGGCATGATGTTTGATGGTTCATTCCATCATTCGAAGGTGTTTTTAAATCCAACGTGGATAGATAAAATTAGATGCAGACTAACTCACACAAAAACAGAGTAAAACGGAGTAATGAAGACTAACTCACGAAAGGAGAGAGGGATTGTGAAAGACATGATAAATAAAATAAGATTCACTACCGTTAACAATAAATTGTTCAGTATATTTCTTTTATTATCGTGGATATATCTTATGGTTCATTCTAATGTACCTGCAAAAATATCAATCACATTAGTGATACTTGCGTTTTTACAAGAAAAATATATACAAACTAGATATGCGTTAATCATATCAACTATGATGTTAAATCTTGAAGATGAAACAAAAATGGCAATTAAACTTTCTGATGAACGAATTAATCGAAAAGGAGAATGATGAATGATTAAAGTAGGGGATAAGTTACTTATTAAAGGCGAAGTATATATTATTCAAAACGAAAGTTACAACGACAACAAAGTCGAAGCAAAGTGTATGAGTGAACTAAAATTTGTTGAAATGGAATTTGACACTGCGTTAGGTTATGCATTTGCGTATGAAAAACAACGTGCTGATGAACTAGAAAAGCGATGGAAAAAATTAAAGGAACATTTCGTCAAAGAAAAAGAAAAATCTTTCGGTATGTTAAGTTGGTCAAGAAATAATGGAACGTTAGAACTTATAGAGAGATTACAGGAGGACGACAATGCGTGATCCAAACAGAGTACTACACGACTTCGAGACCATTTTAAAACAACAGAACGAGAAAGGGATAGCCGAATATGGTCAATCCCTCTCACGTTCAAAGTTATCAGCAAGCGAACTACTCGACTATGAACTAGATGAGCTAGTAGACAGCGTACAGTATAACAGAGTAGCAAAGCAACGCACATTACAAGCAGTCGCATTGTTAAAGCAGGATACACCTAATGTAGAGGGTGCGATTAAATTATTGGAGGGATAACTAATGAAGAGTAGAAGACATAGAGCAATCTATTGGGCATATACAGGACAAAAGAAAAAGCATAGAGTAGCACGATCTACAAATGAATTAGAAGCAAGGTTTAATATTGTTAAGGCTATGAAGTACATGGTTAGTAAAGCAATGAGGGCACTTAGTGAATCTGCTAGTAAATGGAATGCAGCTATAAGCAAAAACAGACACTTGAAGCGGTCATAAAAAAAGAGCCTTCATGGCTCTGCATAATATACTCGACACCTATATTATATCAGAATCATGGAGGTTACTAAATGACTTTATTATTAGAGATTAAGAACCTGGACTTTATCAAAACAAGAAAGAATGTATACAAGCTATTTAACAAATACAACAGATTACTTTGTCTAATGCCAGTAAGAAGTTATCCATCTGTTACTCAGTCATTTAGTTTAGAACCACCAACAACAGTTAAGGATCTGAATAAGATTGAGTTAAGTGTATCGAAGAACATTGAGCGTGAGCAGATGATGTTAGAAAGACAACAATTAATGGATAATCTTCACAATGCTATTGATAATCTAAAGCCTGATGAAAAGTATATTATCGTTAATAAGTATCTACAGGAAGAGCGAGGTATAGATATTGATATTTATACAGAATTAGGTATAGGGAAGACAAAGTACTATGAGATTAAGAATGATGCTATTATACGACTTGCTTTTTATTTAGGGATGGAAGAGTATTCGGAGGTGACAGAGTAATGAATTTTGTAGAACCTATTCGTAATCCAGACATGATAAAAGCGATTGAGAGACATCTAAAAGAGCAGAATGAGCGTAACTATATATTATTCCTTATCGGGATATATTGCGGTCTAAGAATATCGGATATATTACAGTTAAGAGTTTCATCTGTGCAGGGTAACACAATTAGATTGAGAGAACAAAAGACAGGTAAGCAAAGAAAGATAGTAATCCATAGGAATTTAAAAGGACCTTTAAATGATTTTATAAAAGGTAAACCACCTGAAGAATTTATTATAAAGTCGCGACAGGGATTTAATAAACCGATTAGTCGAGATATGGCGTATAAGATATTGAGAGAACTAACAGATTACTTTGACCTGGAATCAATCGGTACTCACTCGATGCGAAAAACATTTGGATATCATTATTACAAAGGAACGAAAGACGTAGCTACGCTGCAGAAGATATTTAATCATAGCAGTGAAGCAATCACATTGAAGTACATAGGAATAACACAAGATAGCATTGATGAAGCGATGACTAACTTTGAATTTGTATATTAGATCTGATATGAATCAGGTCTATTTTTTATGTATAACGAACAAATAAATACTTTAGTTACATAAAGAGTTATGCATATATAAGCTATGTATAACTAATTTTCAGAAAACTTGTGGAAGTATTGATATATAAAGGGTTATAATATGTTTGTGAGTTATACACAATATTAGATATGAATAACTCAAAAATATAACTTATAGGAGGAATTTTAATGAGTATTTTTGATGAAATAAATGACGAATATTGGGAAGAAGAGCAAAGAAATAAAGAACAAGAAAGAAAAGCAATAGATTTAAGAAAGAAAATGTATGAGGAATCTATAGGTTTGGTTTCTAAATTTGCATCTAATTTCTCAGATATGGAAAAAGCACTATTAGATTATAGTTCCAAGCAAGGTTATGATGTTGCTATAAATAAAGAAATTAACAAAGAATCGGCTTACATTTCTATTATAGCTAAAGATGAAACTTTCTTTGGGAAATTATTATATCGCATTAATCCGAGGAATAATAAAGTTGTAGATGTATTTATTATGCAATATGACGAAGATATAGAACCTCATAGTAACCCTACCTTTTCTTATGAAAACAATATGACAAATATAGAAAGTGAACCAGAATGGACAACTTCTTTTTCACCAGAAATAATAAATTTTAAAGATGAAATTAGTGATCACTATAAAAGATTAAGGAGATTCTTGATTTAACTTTGCGAACTTTTCGCGAACTTTTGACGGACTTTTTGCGAACACATTTATTATTTAGATGTATTAGTATTATATTGTAGATAAATATATCAAGGGCACGAGCGATATGCTTGTGTCCTTTTTGTTTGGTGGTGAATCAATGGCTAATAAGTCTGATAGTGTATGTGCTTATCCTGGGTGCAGTAGAACTACAAGTGGTAGATACTGTGAGGTACATAGTGATACTGCTAGACAGAAACATAAGGAATATGATCGTGAACGTACAGACCAGCAAGAGGTAAGCTTCTATAACTCGAAGCAATGGAAAGATGTTAGAGCTGCTGTACTTCAACGTGACTTCTATTTGTGTCAGCAATGTAAACGTCAGGGCATTACAACCTTTGGTAACATAGTGCATCACATAGTAGAGCTTAAGGATGACTGGTCACTGAGACTAGACATGAACAACTTAGAGACTGTATGTAGTGCTTGCCACAACCAAGAGCATACCAAGACAAAGAAGGGCCTTAATACAAGTACTAAGAATCATGTAATAGTCGTTGTTGGATTGCCTGGAAGTGGTAAGAGTACCTTTGTTTATAATAACTGTGATAAAGAGAAAGACATAGTTATAGATATGGACGAAATAATATCAACAATGACATTTAAACCAATTCATGATAGAACTCTAAATGCATATGATTCAATCGAAATGGTAAACGATATGATTAAAGCTGTTATAGATAATCTAACATTAGAAAAATACAAGTTTAAAAGGATTTGGTTGATTAGATCAACACTAAGTACATCAGAATCGAATAAGCTTAAACGTATCAACTGTAAATTTGTACACATTATCAGACAAAGAAGTTTGTGTGAACATACCGTTCAAGTTGCAGGCAGAACGATTCAAAGCAATGTATTTACTCAGATAGAAGACAACATAAACAAAATGAAAAAGATTTTAAAAGTTGAAGAGTATGAAGCCTATGAAAAAATAAAATTTTAATTCATACCCCCCACCTTTAATCTCTAAGAAAAACCGTCAAAACAACGGCGCCCCAGTCAAACGCACACAAAATTCGCTCAAAAAAATCTCAATATAGCAAAAAAAGGAGGTGCATTACATGGGAAATCAAGCACAACCAATCGATTTACAATTAATACATGGCAATAAGAATCGAAGAACTAAAGCGGAAATAGAAAAGCGTAAAAAAGCTGAAGAAGCATTGAAAGCTGCAAAGGATAAACTGAAGCCACCGACATGGCTTGATAAGTTGGCCAAGAAAGAATTTAGGTATATTGTAGATCAGATGTCAGAACTCGACGTATTAAATAATCTTGATGTTCATGCTTTGGCAATGTACTGTGATGCATACTCTAACTATGTTGAGATTACAAAGCTAATTAATGAAACAGGTTTAGCTAGACGTGTCGTTGTTGATTATACAGAGGACAATGAACCTATTTATGAATTGGTGATGGATAAAGAAGCGATACTAAGGAAAAAGCAATTCTATGATCAGGTAAGACAGTTAGGTATTCAGTTTGGTTTTACACCATCTGCAAGAGCAAAAATGGCACTTGCGCAAGCAAAGGCAGAAATTGAAAAAGAAGATGATGACTTTGAGGATGTGTAATGATGGAATTAAAAAACTATCTTATTAAATACTCAAATGATGTATTAAGCGGAGATATAATCGCTTGTGAAAAACACAAGTGGGCATGTCTTCGCTTTTTAAGTGACCTAGAAAGAGAAAAGCTTAAACAGTTTCCATATGTATTTAACGAAGAAAAGGCATTGAGATTTTTAAAGTGGATGACAAAGTTCAAGCACACTAAAGGCCCATTACGTGGGACACCAATCGTACCTAATCCAATTCAAATATTCATATTTTCAAATATATATGGTTGGGTACATTATCAGACCGGTTATAGGCGATTTTCTTTAGCATACTGGCAAGTTGCCCGTAAAAATGCAAAATCACAATCATTATCATGTGTAGGATCATATGAAGCTAGTGCACTTGGTGAAGGTATGTCGGAAGTATATATCGGTGCTACTAAAAAAGAGCAAGCAAACATTATTTATAATGAGCTATCTGCTCAAATAAAGCAATCTGAATTTAAAGATAAGTTTGAAGCTAAATATGGCCGTATCGTTCATTTAAAATCAGACTCAACAATAAAATCATTATCAAAAGAGGATAATAAAAAAGGTGATGGATTTAACCCGCAATGTGGATTGATAGATGAGTATCATCTTCACGATACGACAGAAGTATATGACGTAATCCTAACTGGTATGGGAGCTCGTTCTCAACCTTTAATGTTTATCATTACAACTGCTGGTAATGATTTGAATAAACCATGTTATACAGTTGAATATGATTATGTCTCAAAAATATTAAATCCTAATATCCCTATAGAAAATGACAACTACTTTGTGATGATAAACGAGTTAGATAAAGATGACGATATACGTGATGAAAAGAATTGGCCAAAAGCGAATCCGATTGCAGCATCTCACGAAGAAGGTATGAACTACTTAAGAAAAATGTTGAAGCGGGCATTAGATGTACCTTCATACATGAAGACATATCTAACAAAGAATATGAATATATGGGTAGATGCAAAAGATAACGGATATATGAAGATGGATAAGTGGAACGCTTGTGGCCAAGAAATGCCGAATAATTTAGAAGGAAGAGAATGTTATGTCGGTGTCGATTTATCAAAGAAAATTGACTTAACTTCTGTTAGCTTTGTATTTCCTAATCCAGACGGGACATATGACGTTAGATCACATTCATTCTTACCTGAAGAAGCGTTAAAAGAAAGAGAAAATACTGATAAAGTACCTTATTCAATGTGGGTAGAAGACGGTTATTTGACAGCGACACCAGGGAACGTAGTCGATTATAACTATATAGAACACTATGTAGATATAATCGCTAAAGAAAATGGTTGGAAAGTAGTTGAAATTGACTTTGACCCATACAATGCAACGCACTTCTCCTCTAATATGCAATATAAAGGCTATAAGACGGTTGAAATATCTCAGAGTATGAAAGTGTTAAGCGAGCCGACTTCTTTCTTTAGGGAGTGTGTTTTTGAAGGTAAAGTAAGACATGATAATAATCCAGTTTTAACTTGGGCTGTATCTAACGCGATTGAAAAATCAGATGCACAGGGTAATATAATGCTAGATAAACAGAAATCAAAAGACAGAATTGACCCGATTGCATCTACAATCTTCGCGTTTGTTAGAGCGATGGTTGATAAAGGACCTTCGATTAATGATCATATCGCTAGTCAGGAATTCACATTTTAGGTGGTGCACAAATGTTAGAAAAATTATTAAGAATTATATTGCTATTTTTAGATGACATGCTGCTCATTGCAGGCATGTCATTAATTGTTACTGCAGCATTTATTATTGGAATCGTATATGGATTGGTTATTACTGGAGTAATGCTGATTACTCTAGCTTATTTGATAGGTAGAAAGAGGTGAGTAAATGTTATTTAGCAGTAAAAAATCAATAAATGTAAATAATGAAATATATACTGGTAGTCAAAATTGGTTCAACACAATGTTTAATTCTGATATATCTTCAAAGATTAATGAAGATACAGCAATTAAAACAAGTGAAGTTTATACATGTATTAAAGTTCTTGCTGATGATATTGCAAAATATCCGATATCGGTAAAACAGAAAGCAAATAATAAGTTAACAACAGAACATACGCATCCAGTTCATATTTGTTTGAATAAGCAACCGAATAAGAATATGACACCATTTGTATGGAAACGTCTTATGATTTTTCACATGATGTTATATGGTAACGCATATAACGTGATTATGAGAAATAATAAAGGTGAAGTAACTGAGATATTACCTCTAAGCCCATTAACGACTTCTAAACAATACGATAGAGATAATGCGAAATACGTATATTTCACAACGTTAAATGGTAAGCATTACAAGATAGATACGGATGATGTGCTGCACTTTTTAGAACTTAGTTTTGATGGACATGTTGGCCTTTCACCTATCGAAGTTATTAGAGAAAACTTGGCCACAAATATTGGCGGAAACAAACACCAGGCAAAATTTTATCAAAAGAGTGCTATTCCAAGAGGTATCTTAAAAACTACTGAAATTGTTAGTCCGGAAAACAAAAAGAAATTACGTGAAGCGTGGTACGAAGTAAACAATGAAGAAGATGTTGCAATTATGGACGCTGGACTTGATTTCAGTACAATAACTATTCCTCAAAAAGATGCACAATTCATTGAGTCGATGAAATTTAACAAACTACAGATTGCTGGTATCTATAAAGTACCACCGCATAAAATCGGTGAACTTGATCGAGCGACATTTTCTAACATTGAGCAACAGTCATTACAATATGTTATTAATACGATACTTCCTATCGTTACAAACTTTGAGCAAGAATGTAACGTTAAATTACTTAATATTGTTGATGAAAATGAAAATCGTTACTGTAAATTCAATCTTGAAGCGGAATTACGTGGAGACAGTGAATCAAGAGCAAAGATGTATGAAACTATGCAACGCATTGGAGCCTATAATATAAATAACATATTAGAGCTTGAAGATATGCCTTTACTTGAAGATGAATTAGGTGACATGCATTTTGGTAACTTGAACTTAGTTCCACTAGATATTATGCGAGAGTACCAGTTATCTAAAGCTAAAGGCAGCAAATCTGATAGTAAAGGAGGTGATAATCAAAATGCCGACTAAATTCTATTCGATGAAAGTATTAAACGAAAGTACAGCAGAAATTGATATTTATGGTGCGATTGAGTCTGAAGGATGGTTTAGTGAAAGTTCAGCAAAAAGGTTCAACAACGAATTAAAGGAACTTGGAGACGTAAATACTATTTACTTAAACATTAACAGTCCAGGTGGTGACGTATTTGAGGGACAAGCGATTTATTCAATGCTTAAAAGACATAAAGCTCATATTGTTTCTCGTATTGATGGATGCGCTGCCTCCATAGCAAGCGTAATCGCAATGGCTGGTGATACTGTTTCGATGCCAAACAACGCCATGTTAATGATTCATGATCCTTGGACGTTTGCGATTGGGAACAGTCGTGAAATGCGAAAAGTTGCAGATGACTTAGATAAGATTAATGAATCTATCGTGAATACTTATCTAAACAAGACAGATGGTAAAACGACTGAAAGTAATATCAGAACGATGATGCAAGAAGAAACATGGTTAAGTGCGGATGATGCACTTAAATATGGATTTATCGATGAAATTACAGAAGAAGTTAAAGTTGCTGCATCTATTGATAAATCATTTGCAGAACGTTATAAGAATGTCCCTAAAAACCTAATGAGAAATGATGAATTAGAATCTGAAAAAGCTAAGGCATACGCTCAAATTATTGAGTTAGCCAAACGATAGCTACGAGGTGATCTAAATATCTCAACGCAAGTTACGTCGTTAAATAATTACTCAATGGCATGTCATTTTTGACGATGCTTATTTTTTATGCAACTTACATCAAAAAACAATATAAATTGGAGGAAAAGAGATGAAATTAAAAGATTTACAAGCATTACGTGCTAAAGCTTTAGATGAAGCAACTGAAGCAGTAGACAGTGGAGATATGGAAACTTATAAAGCGAAGTATGAAGAAGCAGAGAGTTATTTAGCGCAAATTAATGCTTTAAACGATTTAGAACAAGCTAAAAATATTAATACAGTAGTGGATTTCAATGTTATGCCGGGTTCTGAATCAAAAAAAGAAGTACAAAATGAACTTAAAGCATTTGCGAACTATATGCGATCTGGAGAAGTTTCTGCCGCAATGGTAGAAAAGACTGATGAAGATGGTGGATATATCGTACCTGAAGACATCAGCATGAAGATTAATGAATATAAACGCAACTTCGAGTCTTTAGAAAACTTGGTTAATGTAGAACCGGTAAGACGTCCTAAAGGTTCACGTTTATATGAGAAGTTAGGAGACATGACTCCATTTGTTGCGGTTGAAGAAATGGGTGAAATTCCTGAAATTGATGGTCCTAAATTTGAACGTATCGTGTATGATATCAAAAACTATGCTGGTATCTTACCGATGTCGAACGACTTAATCCAAGATAGCGATGAAAATGTTATTGATTATGCTGCTCGTTGGGGTGCACGTAAATCTGTAGTGACTCGTAACTCACTTATCTTAAATGTTATTAAGACTTTAAGTGCAGTAACGCTTAAAACAACAGATGATATTAAGAAAGCAATGAATGTAACGTTAGATCCTTTATTCTTAACAACTTCTGTTATCGTTACAAACCAAGATGGTTTTAATTTCTTAGATACTTTGAAAGATAAGAATGGTAACTATTTAATGCAACCACTTGTGACTGATCCAAGTAAACGACAAATCTTTGGTAAAGAAGTGAAAGTGATCGGTAATAAATTCTTACCATCTGAAGGAACAGTAGCACCATTAATCATTGGTGATCTAAAAGAAGCGGTAACGTTATTTGACCGTCAACAACAGTCTATTTTAACAACAAATGTCGGTGGTAAAGCATTTACTCGTAACTCTACGGATATGCGATTCATCGAACGTGAAGACGTTAAATTAGTAGATAAAGCAGCTGTTGTATACGGTAAGCTTGATACTGCTGTAATTGAAACTGTTTAGGAGTGAATAATTATGGAAGTGACATTGCTTGAAGAAGTTAAAGAATTTTGCAAAATTGACGGAGATGAAGAGGATGTCACTCTCAATTCATTAATTGAAGCGGCTAAACTCTTCATCTTGTCAAAAACAAATTATCGTTTCGGATTTTTCAAAGATGTTATGGAACAACCTATCGAAAATCAACAAGCTATACTTGCTTTAAAAATGTTAGTGATGCACTGGTATGAGAATAGGGAGCCTACAGGACAAGCAGAATTAATTACTTATTCGCTCAATGCTTTAATCATACATTTATCTATTGAATATGGAGGGTTTAAGTATGAAAACATCTAAAAAGATAAATGAAAAAGTAGGTAGATTAGATAAAAGAATTACTATCATCACTACTAACGATGTATCAGAAGATGGATGGAATAATAGTGAAGAAACTGTATTTCATAAGTGCTGGGCGCAATTAGTTGATATTCGAACGAGAGATTATAATTCTGCAGTTCAAGTTGGTACTGAAAATCAAATATATTTCAGGATTAGATTTAAAGAAGGTATCACAACTGATATGAGTATTCGTTACAAAGATGAACATTACTCAATCGTTGATATGTTAGATAAGGATGAACGATTACCATATATGTATATCGTTGCAAAGCGTACAACGTTATGAGCTTAAAGACATCTGGCTTTGATAATGCTAATTTGAATAAGTTGCTAATGAATATCAATGGTGCACGTAACAAAGTGGTTCAAGCAGGCACAGAAGTACAGTTTAAAGCTATTAAGAAAGATATCTTTGTTGATACAGGTAAAGCAAGAGATAGGCTTATAATAGGTAAACCACATCAAAGAAATGGTGAAACGATAATTAAAATTGGTTGGCCAGAAGGTAGTAAGGTTGAATATAGGGCTCATTTTGTCGAATGGGGCACAGTTCATCAGAAACCACAAATGAAAATAACGAATGCAGTAAAAAATTCAATGGAAGCTAAAAAGAGAGCAATGAATGCTGTTATGAGAAGGGAGTATGGTTTGAATGGATGATCCATATAAATTTATTCGGGATATAATCGTTTCTAATAGCGAAATCGTAAAAATGATTCCGTCAGCTAATGTAAGAAATGTAGATATTCCTGAAACTTTGAAAAGTTCTCCGCCATACATCAGAATAACGCTTTTAGATGCTCCCGATTTATCTTTCGGAGATGGTGAAATTAGAGCAGCAGGATATTATTTTCAAGTTGATATATGGCAAAAAACAGGTTTATTAACTTTAGGTAATAAGATTAAGAAATTGCTTAAGCAAAATGACTTTAGTTGTGTTGATTTTTTAGAAGCACACACAGAGAAGGTATCAGATAACGTCACGCTCTATAGAGATGCGAGACGTTATTTTTATGCATACGAATTAAAAGAAGAAGAAATTTATTAAAAAATAGGAGGATTTATATATGCCATTAGTAAAAATTACAGAAACATTAGGTTCAACAGTAAACATTAGCGGTTTTCACTTTGCAGAATTAACAACAGATGAAGCAGGTAAGGCACCAGTGTATGGTGAAATCAACCATATTCGCGGGTCACAAGATATCAAAGTAAATCCAAGTGAAGATATGATTGAGAACTGGGGAGATGGAGAAGTACAAGAATCTGCAGTATCTCAAGGTAAGACAAAAGTAGATTTACAAGCATTTGCGATTCCATTAGAAACAAGAGCGTTTCTTGCTGGTTTAGAAGTTGATGAAAATGGTTTAGTTACGAAACACGGCGGCGTATTGAATCCGCCAAATGTTGGAGCAATCTTTTACAAAGAACGTAAAAACAAAGACATTGAGTGTGTTGCTTTATTGAGAGGTGTATTCCAGGTTGAAGGTGATCAAGCAAAGACTGCAGATGACAAGATTGAATTTGGAAATCAATCAATTACTGGAGAATTCTCTGGAAGAATTTCAGATGGTATTGTTGAATACCGTAAGTATATCAAAAAAGATGATTATACTTCTTTAGATGAATTTTTTACAAAAGTGTTTGGTAAAACTGCACCAGTGACAGCAACGCCTAAGGGTTGGAAAGCGCGTACTATCTAATAAATAGGAGGGATATTTTATGACGACTAAGAAAAATGAATCAGAAACTACAACATCTAAAGATGAAAAGAAAGAAGAGTATGTTGTAGTTATTCCTTTTTATGATGCTGAAGATAAAGGAAAGGAATATTTAATTAATAATCCATACCCGAAGCCAGCAAGTAAGAAGGTAACTCAAAAACGCATTGAACAGTTATTGAAACATGAAAATGGTAAATCATATATTCGTAAGAAGTAAATCATCAGGGGACTTGTTCCCCTTTTATTTTGACCAAAATAAAAGGAAAAGAGGAATTTATAATGACAGAAGAATTAAATTTAGAACAAGAAGTAGAAAAGGACTTTTTAAAGGAGATTACATTAGTTAATTCAGCAGGTGCAGAGCGTACAATTACAGCACCTAAAGTTATACCAGGGCGCGTGTATCGTAAAGCAATTTCACTAGGATATAAAGAACGTAAATTAACTTATAAGAATGATGGAAAAGGGAAATACGAATTAGACGAAGAAGGGAACTTTATTCCAGAACGATTCACTGAAGAAAAAGAACTTGAATTACTAAGTGTGTATGAAGAGTTTATTGTTGAATACTTTAACAATCAATTCACTGTAGAAGAGTTACAAGATGGATTAGATGCACGTATTTATCAGGAAACGTTGTTACACGCATATCATAGTGCGTTGGGAAACCGTACGGTACCAGTGAAGAAATAAGCGATGAAGATATTGAAGATGTAGATCTTGATGATGTTGTGAGAATGTTTGATAAAAATATTGCAGTCATTGCTAAATATTTTAACACTTCTCCATTAGAAATAATGAATGGAGATTATCATTACTACATGTATCAATATAATCTAGCGATAGAAGATGAAGTTAATGCTTCAACTTCAAATAATAAAAAAGTCGAAAGCCTATTCGATGCATTCTAGTGAGTGTATTGAATAGGTTTATTTTTTTGAGAAAGGAGGATATATATGAGTGTAATCGGAGAGCCTATTGGCAAATCGGTTGTTGAAGTTGGTCTTAATGATAGTAAGTTAGTCAGTGGATTAACGAATTTAAATGCAAAAATGAAACTCGCTGATAATACCTGGAAAGAGTCACTTTCAACATTCAAACAATCAGATAGATCCATTGAAAAATTATCTGTAAGTGTTAAAGGTATGACCGATAAATTGAAAGTGCAGTCCCAAATCGTTGAAGCACATAAACAGAAAGTTGCTAAATTAACGAGTGAGTATGGCGAAACGCATACCAAAGTAATTAAAGCTAATGCGGAATTAAAGAAACAAGAGGCTACTTTCGGTAATTTAAAACGTTCAGTCGGTGAAGTTACCCAAGAATTAAAAGACTTAAAAAAAGCTGAACAACTGAGTAAATCCCCGTGGGCGCAACGTCAAAAAGAGTTACAAGCTTATAGCGATAAAATGACTGCAATAGCCGATAAAGCTATGGGTATAGGCCAAAACATGTCATTGGCAGTTTCAGCACCAATTGTAGGAATGGGAGCAGCATCTATTAAAGTTGCTGGTGAGTATAGTGCTGCTGAATCACAATTTAAAACTGTATTTGGCAACATGGAAAAAGAAGCGAAGTCAAGTTTAGATGCTATTTCTAAAGAAACTGGGTTATTACCTAACAGTTTGCGCGGTACATATACTCAAATGGCGGCATTTGCTAAGACGACAGGTGCATCTACTAAAGACGCATTGGATTTAACATCAAGAGCAACATTAGCAGCCGCAGATAGTGCAGCCTTTTACGACAAGAGTATTGGTGAAGTATCAGAAAACTTACAGTCATTCTTAAAAGGGAACTATGAAAATGATGCAGCATTAGGTATTTCGGCAACAGAAACAACAAGAAATGCAAAAGCTAATGAATTATACGGAAAATCATTTATTGAATTAAGTGAACAACAAAAACAATTAACCCTACTTAAAATGGTTGAAGATGGTAACAAACTTGCCGGTGCAATGGGTCAAGCAGCTAGAGAGCAAGACCAATTAGGAACTCAAACCTCTAATTTGAAAACAGCGTGGGCTGACTTTCAAAATGAAGTAGGAAAACCTTTATTACCAGTTGCTATTGATACGTTGAAAAGTTTATCCGCCACTGCCAAAGATGCATCAAACTGGTTTAATGGATTATCTGACGGAAGTAAAAAAGCTGTATTAGGTATAGGTGGAATTGCAGCAGCCGCAGGACCATCTCTTATTGCATTTGGAATGATGGCTAAAGGAGCTGGAGCAGTTGCAGGTGCTTATAGTAAGTTAAGTGGACCGATAAAGTTATTTACTAAAGGCGCTGAAGGCGCTGGGAAAGCGACAGGAATATTTGCTAGATCAAGTGGTTTACTATCGCGCGGTTTGGGTTTATTAGGAGGACCAATTGGAATAGCACTTACGGCTGTTACTACTTTATATGGTGCCTTTAAATTAGCATACAAACATGTCGACTGGTTCAGAGAAGGTGTTGATAATACTGGCAAGTTACTTAAAGAAGTTGCTGGAAGTATTGATTTTGATTGGGTTGGTGACCTTGGTAATGGTATAAAAGATACTACTGGTAAACTTGCGCGTTTTGGATTTGAAATCAGTCCTATTGGCATGATTTCAAAAAACACATTTAAAGTAGTAGGAGATTCGGTAAAGAAAGCTACAGATACGGTTGATGTCTTTGGAAAAGGTGTCAGCAAGTCAACAAAGAAAGTGCTACAAGAATATACAGACCTTTCAATGAAAGCTTCTAAAAAACTTGAAGACCTTAAGATTAATCACAAGACAATCGGTGATCAACAATATAAAGAAGTTGTTTCTATTTATTCAAAGATTAATGCTGATGTTACAAAAAAACTTGGTGAACGTCATAAAAGAGAAACTGATGGACTCAGAAAACTTTTAGTTGATACTAAAGGTATCTCTAATCAAGAAAAGCAAAGAATTGTTATTGAAGCGCAATCTGGAAATGCGGCAGAAGTTAAAGCTGCTAAAACGATAAATAAACAGATAATGGATATCTACAAAAAAGCTAAAACTGAAAAGCGTGCATTAACTCGTACTGAAGAAAATAAGATAGCTAACTTACAGAAACAAATGGATCAGAAAGTTGTTGCTTCATTAAGTAATAGTGAGAAAGAGCAAAGAATTATATTAGGAAGATTAAAGAGCAACAAGAAAACTCTTTCTATTCAAGCTGCATCTGAAGTGATTAAAGCGTCAGCTAAAGAGCGTGATGAATCTATTAAGAATGCACGTAAAAAACGTGATAAAACGATAGATGAAGCGATATATCAACGAGATATTACAAAAAATATATCTAAAGAACAGGCAGATAAAATTATTAAAGACGCTGAAAGACAGTATTCAGGTTCAAAGAAAAATGCAGAAAAGCAACATAAAAGTGTGGTAAATGAAGCTAAAAAGCAAAATAAAGGTGTTAGAACAGAAATTGACTCTCAAACTGGACGTGTATTAACTCAGTGGGAAAAAACAAAGAAAAATGTAAGTTTATCAGCTTCGTTTTTGACATCATATGTGAATACGCAATTCAAGAAGTCTTATGAGAACACTTCGAAATGGATGTCTGAAACTAAAAATTCAATTGGTAAAAAGTGGTCAGAGATTAAGGCAAATGTTTCAAAATTTGCAGAAGATACAAAAAAAGCTGCCGTAGATAAATTTGAATCTATGTACGATGGAGCAACAAAATGGATAAGTAACATCGGTAAATTTATTACAGATTCAAAGAAGGGTATTACTGATAAAGCGTCTAGCATGGGTAAAAGTGTTGCAAATGGAGCGATCGGTGGGCTTAATGGCATGATTGATGGAATTAATTCAATTTCATCAAAGATTATGGACAAAAACTTATTAAGTAAAATTCCAAAACTATCTACAGGAACAGTTAAAGATGGTGCTATTGCAAAACCAACACTTGCAGTTGTGGGAGATAAAGGCCCTGGTAATGGTCCTGGTGGGTTTAAGAGAGAAATCATACATCGTGCTAACGGTGATATGGAACTCACACCTGCAACTGATACATTAGTACATCTTAATAAAGGTGATAAAGTTTATAACGGAACACAAACGTATAGCTTAATGCAAAAAGGTTTGATTCCAAGATTTAGTATCGGTACTGCTATTAAAAATGGATGGGAAAATACTATGGAGTTTGGCTCCACAGTAAAAGAATCTGTAGTAGATGCATCGAAAATGGTAGGAAAGATTGCTGGAGACGTTTTCGAATATATCGAGAATCCAAGCAAACTCGTAGATATAGTATTAGGTAAGTTAGGAAGTGCCTTTGATAATGTTGGAGGTATAACTGGAGATCTCGGAAAGTCTGCATTTACATCAATTAAAAATTCATTAGTTAGTAAAGTTAAAGAATGGCTTGAAGAATTTAGTGGCGGGGATGTAGATGGTAGTGAGATTCTTAATTGGCCGAAAACAACACCGTATAGTCCGAATAGTCCAGTGCCAGGATATCCTGCATCTTTTAACGGAGGACGACATTACGGTATCGACTTAGGTATACCATCAGGAACAACAATTCATGCGCCGACAAGCGGTACTGTTTCTCAACAATATAACTACGGTGGTGGTATTGTAGCACGCCTGATATCTGGTAAAATCGCTCAATACTTTCTGCATTTAAGTAAAGTGTTGAAAAAAGGGCCAGTTAAACAAGGTGATGCAATCGCTAAGTCTGGTAACTCAGGAGCATGGACAACTGGTGATCACTTGCACTATCAAGTAGAAAATCCAGCTTCTTCAGAACTGACGAATAGAAATACTATGGATCCAGTAGCATTCCTAAAATCAAAAGTTTCTAGTGGAAAAGATACTACGGGTAAAAGTTGGGCAAGCGAGATAAGAAGAGCAGCAAGTCAGATGAAAGTTAAAATAACAGATGGTGATGTTCGAAATATTTCAGCTCAAATTAATAGAGAGTCAAGTGGTAATCAGAATATTGTTCAATCATCAGCAGTTTGGGATAAAAATACTGCAAGTGGTAATCCTGCTCAAGGATTATTGCAATATATTCCACAAACATTCAGAGCATACGCTGTACCAGGTCACACTAACATTAGAAGTGGTTATGATCAATTATTAGCATTCTTCAATAATTCAAATTGGAGAAATGATAATCCCGGAGGAAGAAGTGGATGGGGTCCAAGTGGTGTAAGACGTTTTGCAAATGGTGGATTCGTAAAAGATGAAAGTTATATTGCAGGTGAAGAGTATGAAGAAGCTATCATACCAATGGACCCAAAGAGAAGAAATAGAGCTAATCAACTATTAGCAGAAGCTAATTATAAAGTGAATGGACCTATTAAGCTTTCGAAAGGTACTTCTAATAAAACACACAGAGTTAAATGGGGAGACACGCTTTGGGACATCTCCCGTAAGAATGGTACTACAGTAAAAGCGCTGCAATTATTAAATGGTATTAAAAACCACTTAATATATCCTGGTCAGATCATCAAATTAACAGGGTCTATTACTAATTTAAGCAATAATGTATCAAAGCAGACTAAAGTAAAATCTAAGCCTAAAGCATCTACTTCATATATCAGTAGAGCACAATCTCTTTACAATACTGGTAAGTCAATTCTTAACAGAGGTAAATCAAGTAATAAAGTCACTGGAAAAGATGATGTTAACCTTGGGACTTTGATAATGAATAATACTAAGAATTTAGGTTCGTTATCACTTGAAGCTGCACAGAAGAATATAGACACCATTGTTAAAAAGATAAATTCTATGATTACTTCAAGCACCGGTAAGATTTCTAGTTTAAATAATAAGATTAGTAAATCCACAAACAAGAAGACAATTGCTAATGCTAGAAATGATATACAGTCATATAAAGCGCAGATTGCTAGTCTTAAAAAATTAAAGCAGAATAAAGTATTAAAAACGAATTATCTTAAAAATTTAATTAAAGAAAAATCAAGTTTAACTGCTAAACTTAATCAACGAACAGAAGAAGGCAAGGCATTACAAGAAGAGAAGACAAACTATCGTTCTTCTATAGCGAGTAACTTACAAAACTATGCAGGGTTCGGTGTTGCAAAAGGGCATACATCAAGGGACTTTGTTTCATTCATGAAGTACAGATTAAGTAAGATGAAAGAATACGCTTCTAATGTTCGCAAACTTAAAAGTATGGGATTAGATCCAATTCTTTTAAGAGAGTTATTAGCTGGTGGTATCGAGAACTCTATGCCTCGTGTAGCAGCATTAGTAAAAGGTGGCAAAGGATATATTGGTCAGATTAATACATTACAAAAATCCATTAATGCTGAAGTAAATAAAATATCTAGTGAGCAAGCTAACTTTGGATATAACAGTGATATTAATGCTAATAATAAACAAATTCAAACATTGAAGAATCAACAAAAGAAAATCGACAAAAAGAAAGTCGTTTATCTAAATGAGCGTAAACGTATTACTAAGTCTAATGTAAAAGCTAATCCGAAGAAACCTATAAGTAATACCTCACGTACTGTAACTACAATGCGAACACATAATATCAAGTGGGGAGATACTTTGGGGCATATTGCTCAAAGATATGGCACTACAGTAAATGAACTTAAGAAAGCTAATAACCTTAAGTCAGATATGATTTATGCAGGCAGAACGCTTAAAGTACCAACGAAAAAAGTAGTTCAGTTACCGAAAACGCAAACGGCATTAGATAGATCTACTAAATACATCATGGACACTGCAAAGCGTTATCAGTTAGTTAATAACTCTAGCAAGCTTAATAATCTGCAGAAACAACTCAACAAGATTAAGTCAGATAAAGATAAGAAAAATGATGTAGTGATTACGAAGTTAGAAAAAACGCTGAGAGACTTAACTAAAAAATATGACAAGCAAGACGATGTAGTTAAATTGCTTCAACAACTTGTCAATAAAAACCCTGATATCCTTTTAAATGGTGTCAAGCTTACGAAAGAAATGGATAAATTGTTAGCAACTAATTCAAAGATTAATGCAAGGAGGAAAGCACGATGAGAATAAAATCAACAGGATTCACTTATAATAATAAACATTCATCAGCATTTGATATCTGTATTACGGATATCAATCTTCCTTTGCCTGAATCTAAAGAAATAAGAGAGACAGTTCCTCATATGGATGGGGATTATGATTTCACTAATGCATATGGTCCTACAAAGTTTAATAATCGTAAAATCACAATTGATGGTTTTGTAATACCTGAAATCAATCAACGTATGATGCAATTGAAACGTGAAATTGAAACCTGGCTTTATAATGTCGGATGGCTAGAACTAACCGTTGATTATGATGAAGAGTATTACTATATTGCAAAATGTAATTCATGTACATGCAAACTGAATGTAAAAGATAAACGATTAGATATAAATATAGACTTTGAAGCTAAACCAAAAGCGATAAGTAAGTTAGACGGCAAGGCGGTGCTTTAATGTATACTGTGAATTTAAAACGATTTGATAATACGGATAAAGTGACAATTTGGGACTATAGAAGAGATGATAATATTATGAAGTCTGGAACACTTGATAAAAGTGTAGATCAGATAGATGAGTTTAAATTTGAGCTTATTAATGATAGTCGTCAATTCGAGTCATTTTTAACACTCGTTGAAATAAAGAATGAATTAAAAAACAAAATCGTATTCCGAGGAAGAATTTTAATACCGTCTCAGCATATGGCTGAGGACGGTATTTTTAATTCTGATTATACGGTTGAAGGTGCTGCTGCTTATATGCATGACAGTTATCCATCTTATAATTTTTTTGAGAGTGCGACTCCAAAATCATATATCACATTTTTAGTTAATGAACATAATAAGCAAGTTGAATCATATAAACAGATAAAACTTGGTGCTGTAAATTTTACTATGAAAGAGCAGGTATCAGAAGCTGTAGAGTATGATACAACAAAATATGCATTCACTTATCTAGAGAAGACGATATGGCAGCATATTGTTGACGATTGTATTGGGCGCTGGGGTGGTGAAATATTAGTAAGATATGAAGCGGATGGAACTTATATTGATTGGTTAGATCCAGTAGGCACAAAGAAAGATGCTGCTTTAAGAATTGGAAAGAATATTAAATCATTCTCTAAATCTATTGATCCAACAAATGTTGTGACACGTTTAATCCCATTGGGACCCGCAGAAGAAAGTGCTGCTGGGCAGTCGCAAAGATTAACCATAGTTAAAGACTCGCGAAGCGGTGGTAAGAATTACATTGATATACCTGAATTACAGAAGATATATGGGATTCAAAATGGTATAGAGATATTTGAAGATGAGTATACACCAGACACATTATATAATGCTGCAAAAAGGAAAGTTGAGGATATAAAGAAGAATTTAGTAAAGCAGCAAATGCAGATTAACTTACTTGATTTATCATATATCGGTATAGATCCAGATGAGTATGAACGAGGTCATCAATATGAAGTTTTCTTTGAACCTTTTGATGTTAAAGAGTGGATGCGAATTATATCAACAAATGAAGATATCACCAATCCACATAATAAGTCAGTCGTTATAGGTGAAAAACCATTATCTATTGACGATGTGCAGAAATCTATAGCAGAACAAAGAACAAAGTTGTTACAAAGAAAACTCGATAACTTTAATCAGAAGTTAAATGACAGTATTTCAAATGTAAATACGATTGTACAGGACACATTAGACACTGAGTTACAGTATTATGAGAAAAAGATAATTAAAGGCGACACACCACCAACTAATGCAGTTAATGACGTATTTTGGTTAGACACATCTAATCCTAACGTGCCTATCCTTAAAAGATACTGGGAAGGACAATGGATAAAAGCATCTGTAGATAACGCTGAGGACATCGGTGGTATCACACGAGAAAAAGCATTGTTCAGTGAGTTAAGTAATACATTCATCAACTTAACAATACAGCATAGTAAGTTACTTAATGAAATGCACGAAGTAATGAACAGTGAGTATTTAGTAGACGAAGATATTAAAGCATCGTTAAACACTAATCTCGATAAGACAGTAACGGTCTTCAATAACATCAAGACTAATCTTGAAAGTATGAATGAAGACACTGCTACAATCGGTAAATTGATTGATACACAAACATTATTCTTAAAGTATCGAGAACAGTTGCAGGCACTATATAAAGTTGTAGAGCAAGCGAAGTTATCTATCGATGCAAGATTCAAGTTATTACAGTCACAGTATACTGATGAGAAGTTTAATGAAGCTATGGAGAATGTAGCAAAGACTTTGCCGAACGGAAAGTGGAACGCTGATACTAAAACCTTAACTTCTGACGTACCTAATCAAGATAAACTAGACAGTATCGTTAATGATTTAAAACTATTCGTCAATAATCAAGATAACGCACTTGAAACTAAGATAGGTAAATCAGTAGATGCTAAGATAGTTGACACTAAGAATGAGTTCACAAGGCAGTTTACTGAGGTAAATAGTAAAGTTGGTAAATTGAATTTCGAGAATCGGAATTTACTGTTAAACACAAACAAAGAATACCCTAAGCCATCAAGAGAATTTTTACAAACTGAGGACTTAGCAGTGGTATTTGATAAATATCCAATAACACAAAAATATTCCCTATCTTTCGACATGAAAGGAACTAAACAAGGTAATGTAACTGTGTACATGCAAAACGGAAGTGGAACAAAATACAACTTTGTATATGATACTGTTTTAGCAACCACAGAATATAAAAGATTTAAATTTGAAGGATTGTCTCCGTCATTAAGTAACACCAATGAAACTAAAGCCATGTTAGCTTTCTATAGTGTCTATGATAGTGGAGTATTTCCTATAGTCAGGAACATTAAACTTGAATTAGGTAATAAAGCTACACCATATTCTATCGCACCCGAAGACATTGATAAATCTATTAATGATGTAAAAGTCAGAGTTAAAACAGTTGAAGGTGGTTTAACAGCTACTAATAAAAAGTTTGAAACTGTCTATAGTAAAACTGAAACAGAACAGTTACTAAATTCAAATCTGCAACCTATTAAAACAGATGTAAATAACACTAAAAGTTCTATTGAACAGCTTGATAAAGAAGTAAAAAGTAAAGTCTCTCAAACAATCTATTCAACAGACCAAGAAAATGTTGTAAAAAGATTAAACAGTGCTGATAGTGAAATGCAGCAACTATCTAATCAGATAGCAGATAGAGTAACACTTACTGAGTATAACAGTGGCATAGAAGCGATTGAACAGAATACAGACCAGAAACTTACTACGATGAAAACTGAAATCATTCAAGACGGTAAGAAAATCTCACAAGAAGTATCACAACAGGTGTTTAATACGAGCAGTAAGACTTTAAATCAAACATTATCACAATACATCAATAGTATTTCGACAGGGCATCAATTTACGTATGATGAAAACGGAAATATATCAGACTTCACAGTAGGTTCAAGTGGGATTAAGCTGAACGGTAGGGTAATCGACATGAACGATGGAGATGTCATTATTAAAAACGGTGTAACTACAATCACTGATGCCTATATTCCTAAGTTATTCAGTAAGCAAGCGACTATTGAATATCTTGATGCGATTGGAATTACAGCGAGAACATTACAAGCTAAAGATAAACAGGCTAGTGTCAATATTGAGAACGGATCAATCACAATGAATCGTGATAGTGGTGCCAGAATGGATATTGGTTTAGATGGTATTCAAAGTTTTAATAATGGTGGTTCGTTACGTTTCAGCTTAACACCAACATTGGTAACAACTTCAGCAGTAGGAACTTCTGTTAGTAACGTGTATTTAGGTGCAGCACCTACAGGGGAAGCCCGAGTTGTTGATATGAATGGTATACCGGGCGATGGTGCAATCGGAAGTTATGCATACAGACCAATACGAACTTTAGCGATTAAATTCCCTTTAAAAGCGAATGGTTATATTGGTATAGATGGCAATGAGTTGAGAATCATGTCAGATGGTTTGGTCGAAGGTGGGTATAAAAGTGTTCGTGCTGATAAAGGATATTTCTCTACAGTTGATGCAAACAATGAAATTAGTGGTGCTCACTTCTATATCAGACCGAAACGTGGTGGGGAACTTCGAGCAACTTATAACGATGGTGGAGAAACTTCTTATGCTAACTTTCGTTCAGACGGTATCTATGCACCATGGATTGATTACAACGGACATATTGCAGGTTCGCACTTTTATGTCAGACCTGCCTATGGTGGAGAAGTACGTTTAACTGCCACTGGTACAACGAATAACTGGGCGAGTTTACGTTCAGATGGCATCTACGTGCCATGGATAGACTACAATGGTCAAATTCCAGGCTCACATTTGTATATTAGACCAGGCTCGGGTGGAGAAGTGAGATTCACCAAGACCGGAACGACTGACCAATTTATTAATATTAAGGCAAATGATGGTGACTTCAACCAGATTTCCTATAATAAATGGGTGCAAAAATCTAGAGAAGAATGGAAAACAGGCATTCGTAAGTGGGAAGTGAATGCTTCTGAAGTTCTTACTAATGAAGTAGATATTTATGAATTCTATTATAAGAATGACCTAGACTACCTTACCAGAGGTTCGGTTATTGGTGATGGCTATAAAGTTCCTGATTTTTGGCTCTCAAAAAGCAAGAACGGAATAGACAACACTTCTGTAATCTGGACATTAGCAAAAGCATTCCAGGAACAGATTGAAAAGAATAATGATTTAGAAAACAGATTAAAAATATTGGAGGATAAGTTAAATGGATAACAATAAAAAACCAAATCGTAACCTAGAAAAAGAAGTGGCATTACTACAACAACAACTCATGATGGCGGTATCGGATAAAGTGATGTTACAAGCAATGTTAGACGATGCTTTAGAAGAATTAGATCAAATTAAAAACGGTAATCAAGAAGTTGCAGAATAATCTGTAGCTTCTTTTTTATAAATAAAAAACAGGAGGTCATTCAAAATGACAGAAAAAATTCAAGAGTTTTACTTAGTAGAAAGAAATTCAAGTGGGTCAGAAAGCTGTTTAACACGCAATTATTCAAATGGATTTGTATCAGGCGCTACACCAAACACTGCTTTTAAGTTTAAAGAAGAGGAACAAGCGAAACAGTTCTGTAAGATGCAAAATATGTTAGCAAGTATTTTTGAAAATGGAACAAAAACTTTCTATGTAAAACAAGATGTTGAACGTACTAAGTATGATGAAAATGGGGAAGTAGTCGTAGAAGAAACGTTGTAATGAAGACGTAAACGTCATTAACTGTTACAGTATCAATCAGATTATATATTAGAACATACATTCCCTTATCATATTCTTTTGAATAGCGTATATTTAAAAGGAAAAGGAGGGAATTTTCATGTCAGAAGAAAAAAATTATAAAAACGTCTATGAGCACAGAGAATTAGAAAGAGAAGTGTTCTTCGCGAATTCTTTAGGAGTTCAAACGTCTCCTACAGATTTTGTAATAGAGTTTGAGACCAAAATGCCTAATAATATAATCAATCCAAAAAGTGTTATCTTGAATCCAATGATTGCGAAAGAATTATTATATTTATTACATGGTGCTGTAAAAATGTATGAAAATAACTTTGGTGAGATACCCGATTCTATTGAATTAAGAAATAAAGGTTTTGAAATAAAAGATGAAGGTAACAAGGATGACGGAGTATAAAAAAGTAGTTCCGTTCAATAAAAGTGCAAGTTATAAAAAATTAAATAGCAATAATGACAGAAAATGGGCTGCAACAAGTTCGAATGCATTGAGTTACGTGAATGTAGGTGAAAGAGAAATGTATGATGATTTTATAAGAAGGCCAGAATTTGAAGAACACAAAAAACATTTGGATTATAGATTTGACACACTAGAAGGAAAGATTAATTCTTTTTCTTCTAATTTAGATAAACAATCTGAAAATTTAGCTAAAAATATAGAATTAAAAATTGATAACAATCTAAAAAATTTAAAAATAGAATTAAATGAACAGGCGAAGATTACAAGAAGATGGTTCGTTGGTACTATTGTTGCTATTGTAGGTGCTATTGTTGCCATTACAGGTCTAGCTGGTAGGCTTTTTGGTTTATATTAATTCTCAACCTCTATTCACACAAAGTGATTAGAGGTTTTATTATAAATAAATTTAAAAAGGAGTTGATTAAATGAATAGAATTGAAGATGTTACACCTGATGATTCAAAAATTTCACGACCACTATCGACACCTGAGAAGTTGACATGTGCATCAACCTTTACATTTGGGCTCTATTCATTAGCTAGGGCATCGTTCTGGATATTAGAATCTGATTCTGCAGTGAATGATAGTCCTTTATACAAAGCGCTCCACCAAGTTTTTCCTTTGTGGACCTGGGGAGCAGTCATTATGTTTTTCAGCATATGTCTGATAGCGAGCTGTTTCTATATCCCGCACCGACTGACAAGAAAGATTTATGATCTTTTAGTAATGATAGGCGGTATCGGACTATCAATCTTTTATTTCTTTTTAGCGGTTGCAGGAATAAACAATTCGATTAACTGGTTAACACCTACAGGCTTTTTGATACTGTCAGCAGGTTTAGGTGTAATTGGATTTATAGGTGGTGTTAGCTATTTTGCAAAACGATAGAGTCGAGTCTTTAAAGGATTTGCAGATACTGCATGAGCGTGATAAACGTAAGATATATCAGTATATTGACGAAGTTGATGACAAACACACAAATAACTATCACTTGCTCGACAAAGCGATAACGCTATTTAGCGAATCACAGAAACCACTTGTAAAGTCACTTACTAACATTGAGGGTCAGATGGTAACGTTAAATGATACGATGAGTGGATTTAAAGGTGAAGTTGATAAGTTAAAAGGTAAAGTAGATTCACATGAAGAATTTATCAGTAAACGTAAGAATGCGAACGACAAGATCATAGTCGCAATCATAGGTGCTTTCGCTACAATCGGCGGAAGTGCCTTTGCTTTTGCGCAAATATTTTTTAAATAAAGGACGTGCCATTTGGTGCGTCTATTTTAATAGGAGGAATTTATATATGAATAAAGAATTACAGTTAGCTTTGACACGTTTAGTCGTGCTATTAATCGCACTAATCAATTCTGCTTTAGCACATTATGGAAAACCATTAATTAAAAGTGATGAAACTTTTATCTACCAAACATTAAGTGACTTATTTTTAATTGGATCTATTGCCTGGAGTTATTGGAGAAATAACAATATTACTCGCAATGCACAGCAGGCACAAGAATTTAAGAATGTATTAGATGTAGAAAAAAACAATGAAAATATGGAGGGAAAATAATTATGGCATATAAAATTATTAATTCATGGTTACCAGCAAGCAAATATAGTTTAAAAGCACCTTTCGCAATGAATCCTGAGTATATTACAGTTCACAATACAGGTAATACAGCGAGTGCTAGAGAAGAAGCGGCGTATCACAATTCAAATAATAGCGAAACATCGTATCATGTAGTTATTGACGAAAATGAAGTACATCAATTAATTCCGTTCAGTCGTAACGCTTGGCATTCCGGAGATGGTAGAGGTAACGGAAACATGAAATCTATCGGAATCGAAATTGCACGTTCAATGGATAATGGATATAGTGGTCCTAAGTCACAACGTTACATGCAAGCAGAAGAAAACGCAGCGTTATATATTGCTCACGTTATGCACGAAAGAGGTTGGGATATGAGCCGACTAAAACGACATTATGATTGGTCGGGTAAAGACTGCCCTCACAAAATGCACGCTACAGGCACATATCAACAGTTTAGAGATAAAGTGCAAAAACATCTTGTCGCTTTAAATAGTGGTAAGCAAACTCAAACAGGCACGACAAATAAACCGGTACAAAAAGCACCTGCTAAGCAGCCTGCTAAAGCTAAAGGGTGTAAACGCATCAAAGCATGGTCAAAGACACCACATTATAAAGGAACGATTCAATATACTGCATCGTTGAGACAGCGTGCAGGTAGTGATTTCAGTAACTACACATTCAACAAAGAAATTGGAACGCTTAAAAAAGGCGAGACTGTATATATCTTCGAAGAGATTCAAGATGCAGAAGGCAACATTTGGTGCAGAACGTATTCGCCTTCAAATAATGGTTGGGTACACAAACACACAATTAAATAGGAAAGAAATCAGCCCTGCACTCAAATTATCGAGTGTGGGGCTTTTTTTATTTGCAGAAAGTATACAAAAAAGTTATAATAATACAAATTTTATGTAAAGGAGTTTTAATGATGGAAAATGACTTTTGGGATAATGTTAAAGAATTTTGGTATTTATTAATCGGTCCATTGCTCTCATTAATTTTACTATTCGTAGTGAGAAATAAATCCCAAGATTTTATCGCAAAGCATGGAGACGCAATTAATTTTACTTATATATTTGATGACAATTATATGAGTGGATTTAAAGATATTTTATTTTTTATTTTTATTACTCTTATAATTATAATATTAAGCATTATTTTTAATTTTTTTGTCATTAAAAATAATTCTTTTAATATTTTTTCGTTTATAACTTTAATAGTTTTGATTTTTTTATTGGTATGGTTATTTTTTATCAGTTCTCTGCCTTATTTAGGTTTTCTCGCTTTATTTGGAGTTGTTGGATTTGTAATTGTTGTTCTTATTAATGACAGTAAGTAA